GGGACATCCAAACGTGATACGTTGGGTACGAAGCCCCAACATGCTAGTATATAATTTTATGCAGCAATCATGATGCTATTATTTTAGTCTCGTTATCTAATCCGACATATTGGTTGTCATTTCTAATGCCTGTAAGTCCGAACGGGGTTTTATGTTCATCCCAACACTGCTCATTTAATTCATTGGCTAATTCCACAATATGTAAAAGTGAATCTATTGTAAGTCTGTTTCTCTCAAGATCGAACTCTTCTGTTTTGAGTATATCCCGAATTAAACTCAGCAAGCAGTAAGGCAAACAGAATATGCCTGCATCATCTAAAATATTTTTGCCGAACTCTGCTAATACCCCTACTTGATCTGCTGTAAGACCTTCGAACTTTGTTGCTAAATCTTTAAATTCCATGATTTTGTAATTATTTTTTGGTTTATTAATTGGTATAATATTGGCTGTCCTGCATTATAAAGGACTGCTGAATAGGTATGTATGTAAAAAATTAAGCTTTAAATAGTGAATGCAAGAATGCCCTGCCTTGTTCCGTCCATACGGTGAGCATAGCCGTGCTTTGTGAGCCGTCCGAACGAGTGTAGGTGTGCGTCCTTGTCTTGGTATATCCTTTGTTCTGATATTTGGACGTCAGAACCCATACTCCGCTTTGCCGGTATTGAATACCTTTTTCTTTCAGTCGCTTGTTGAGAGTTTCCGCACTCATTCCCATTTCCTTTGCAATCAAGTTTGTGGCATAGGTGTTGACGGACTGTAAGACGGTGTCAACGTACTGGACTTTCGGGGCGGCTTGGGCAAGCTCTTTCTGTTGGAGTTCGATTGTTTCCTCTTTGGCTGCATTGTCGGCTTCAAGGGCTTTTACTCTCTGTTCTGCTGCTTCTACCCGTTTCTGTAGGATTTGCTGCGAACGCATGAGGATATAATCATCATCCTTAAGCATCATTTCCCGTCTGTTGAACTCGGAAATGAACCTTTCCTTGAACTCACCTGCTTTTGCTCCTGTGTAGCCCATGACAAGAAAACTGAAACCGTCTTTAGTCATTTCATAAGCGGTCTGTTCTCGGTTTCTTGAATCCCTGTAAGTGATGCGCTCAAAATTGAGCCGATTAAAACTTTCTGAACATGATAGGTTTTCAATATCCCTAACTACGTTCTTGTGTTCCTTTCCGAACACCTGTGCAACGATTAAAGAAGTGGTAACATCGTTGCCGTTACTGCTTTGAATTACTAATTCTGCCATAACAATTAGTTTGAACAATAAAAAAAACTGCGCTACGTGTTGTTCAAGCCTAATTGCAAGCTCCGAGAGTGTTTCCACTTCCCGACACGGCGCAGTTATATCTTTAATATTTTAAGATACACTTAATATGTATGGGCACAAAAAATGCCGCTATTTGTGCGGCTTCGTACCGCAATTAGTTTGAACGCCACAAAGTAAAGCATAATTTTCGATATAGCAAAGCTTTGCGGTGTGTTTTATTAAAAAATCACGGTCTAATTAAAACCGTAACTAATGACCATAATAAAGTAGTCTGTTGCTTAATGCTACTAGTCGTTTCCTTTATTTTTTATTGCTTTGCATAGGAATTTTATTCAACATCATCGAATTCCCCATTTGCCACTGTTTTAATCATAAATTCATTATCAAAATCAAGACGGATGCTTGCTTTATTTGCATTACCTACATAGGACGTGTAAAATGAAAAAGACTTCATCCCATATGGGCGTACATCATCGTATGACACATTACCATCATCTTGTGCTATTTCCGCACCATTTCTTTTATAAGTAACTATATACTTTAAGTTTGGAATGGTGTATTTTGTATTGTTCTTTACAACGCCTCTTCCTCTTACTGATGAGCTATAATCGCTCGTATCCCAATTCCAATCAGTAATTTTAACATTATTGAGGAGGTAGGCTTGGAATTTTAATGTTAATTGCATCAACTCCGTGCTGGCTTCTTTTACTTTCTTGGCTATTTGCTGGTCTGTAAGATTATCGCCTTTTACATATCCTTTCCTTTTTGCAAATTTGTATACCAACTCATCAGATAAGTCGCAAAGCCCTTTTGAATCATAAATAATATATCCATCACTCGGTTTCTCTTCATTTTTAGGCTTTGTGTATATTGTTATTTGTGATTCGGTGCTTTTCCCGAATCCATTTGTGAACTTGTTTGTTATTGAAACATTATATTTTTTTTCTTCAAGCTCTGTCACTTCTTTCACGATAATTGTATCCGACTTGTAATAATTTTGAAGGTTCACGACTTCTGGGTACAATTCTTTCATTTTCTCTTCTTTATCATTTTTAATAGCAGAGAAGAAGTCTTGTGTTACCTCTTTGGCCTCCTTTTTGTAACCGCAAGAAACAAGTTCTAGCGTAATTACCGCTAATAATAAAATCTTTTTCATACTATATAATTTTTAGTTAAAACACTGCAAAGTTACCGCATATTTGAAATATACCCAAATGAGAGGAAATGTTTGAAAGCATATTCGGTAAGGTTTAGAAATTACCTTACCTGTCCTCACTGTGGCAAGGATATTAGCATAAAAGTTGAATAGTATATTGTTAAAAATATAGTAATATTAGCCTTTGTTCGATTTAACCAATACCTTTGCACCCAAACATAAAACCAAAAAAAATGAACAAAATACAATTTGCCATCTACTTGATGGCTTTATTGCTTTGCGCCTGCTCGGAAGACGAACCAGTGGTTACCGGTATATCCTTAGATAAATCAGAACTTACATTAAAAATAGGAGAAAGCTATCAATTCAAATTATCGCATATGCCTTTGAAGGCAAAATCGCCAAAATGTCAATGGTATTTATCTAAATATTATCCAAATTGTGAAGGTTGTGAAAGTTATGAAGTTGGAACGATAGATCAGAATGGCCTTTTTACTGCAATTAGAGATGGAGAGGCATATGTAACAGTGTTTACTTTGGAAGACTATGATCCTGTAACCTATAAGTCGTATGACGCAACATGTAAAGTTACAGTTTTGCCAATAGAAGCGACAAGCCTAACTCTAAACAAAACCGAAGAGATTATGAATATAGGAGAAACTATTTCTTTGGAGGCTAAAATAGAACCTGAAAATACTACACATAAGGATGTAAAGTGGGAATCAAATAATCCTAATATTGTTAGCGTAAGAAATGATGAAGTATTTGGAGGAAAAGCGGTAGTGACCGCATTGCAAGAAGGGGAGGCCATAATTACGGCTTCTGTTGGTTCTATTACAGCGACTTGTAAGATTACAGTTAATCCGACAAAACTTGAAGGCATATCTTTTGATCAGGCAGAAAAGACCGTGAAAGAAGGTGAGTCATTTGTTCTTACGCCTGTATTTACGCCAGAAAATGCAAGTAATAAAAAAGTCATTTGGACATCTTCTAACCAATCAATAGCAACAGTGGATCAAGAAGGAAAAGTTTCAACACATTCGTTCGGGGAATGTATTATTAAGGCTATATCCGAAGATGGAGGTTTTGAGGCTATATGTAAAGTAATAGTCTTGGAACCAACTATTGAAGAAGCAATAAAAGTCAATATATATGGATCATATACGTCTTTCAACGGGTTTGTAACAGGGGATATCACTGCTGCTTTCTACAATAATAGTAGTAAAACTGTAGAAGTTACCGATTTTACAGTGTACGACACAAGAACAAATAAGATCATATTCCAGCAAGAAAATTGTGGGCTTGCAGAGAAAGAAAAGCCTATCCGGTATAATCTGAAGTTTAGCGGAGTTTACAAACCTCTCTTCCTCTGGCACTACCACCACTCCGGCAAGTCCTACACCTGCGAATACAGGATGTAGGGGAGAAGGTGATTTGATAGGAAAATAGTATATTTGCATATCAAAATAAAATCTTCATGGAAGAGAACAAACAAGACATATTAAGGATTCATATAGAGAACTCACAGCCTGTTGAAGTCGCAGACTTTACAAAGACGATGAATGCCTTTGGAGCTTTGTTTGCGTCTTTTGCCCAGAAAAACGGGAAATCCAAAGAAGAGGCGAATGCCAAATTGTACGTAAGTAAAATCATTGAAGGTAGTATTGATATTCACCTTGTTGAATTGGCTACTATGGGTATTATCCCTTTTGTGGAAAATTCGAACTTGATTCTTGATTTTGCGAAACACATAAAAAGCATATACGATTATTATGTGAAGGGAGCTTCCTTTAAGCCGGAGTTAACGCCTGCTGATCTAAGGAATGTGCATGACATGGTTTCGGTCCCAGCTAATGATAGAAATGGTGTTATGTCTGTTCAGGTCATACGTGGAAATGTTGACTCCATATTATATAGCGGGTGTACATTTAACTATATTGAGGGGAATGGCATACAAAACAAATCAGATTATGAACAAAAAGAAATAAGGTCTGTTTCCGACAATGGGGATGTATACAAGAAGCAATTAATGTCCATTTACCAAGTAAGGAAAGGAGAGGGTGTGGGGAATAAGGCTATAATTGATGCTATATCAAGCAAGGCTTTAGCTCTTTTATTCGATTCTAAGGTCTTAGAGGATGAGATTTTGAGGTCTGAGATTAATCCTATAAAAAGTGCATACTATGTTGATGTCATGATCCTAACGGCACAAGGAAGGCCAGCCGCGTATAAGGTCATGGCTTTGCATGATATCATCAGCTTAGATGAATAAATTAGGTGTTTTTATTTCCATATTTTACTAATATGGAAGCTCAAACAATCTAACATGCCATAAAACATATGAGTAAAGTGTTAAATTTTTTGCCTATTTGGAATGAAAGAGCGAATTTTGCACTGTGAAAATGAATAAGGAGCCTCGTTAGGTAATCAGCCCTGGCAGAGGCTTTGTTATATAGAGATATTTGACAGCTTGTAGAACTTTTCGGTTTTATAGGCTGTTTTTGTTGTATAAGGAGTCTAGCTATAAAGAATATGATTGAAACAGTAGTTACATATTTTCTTGAAAATTTTCCTTGGATAGCAGCTATTTGTGTTACTGGCTATTT